GAACTTTTTGAACAAGACCCGCTGATGATAGAGGAATCTATTGAAGACTGGGTGATAACCAAGTGTGACGACTGGCGTGACCACTACGAAGCAAACTATGAATCACGTTTTGAGGAGTACTACAGACTCTGGCGTGGTATCTGGGACCCTGCAGACTCTGCTAGAGCCTCAGAGCGTTCTAGGATTATCTCTCCTGCGTTGCAGCAGGCAGTAGAGTCCAATGTCGCTGAGATGGAAGAAGCTACCTTTGGACGTGGCAAGTGGTTCGACATCAGTGACAACATGGGTGATACCCAGAAGCAGGACGTGTTGTTCCTAAGAAACAAACTTACGGAAGACTTTGAGGACTGTAAGGTTCGTAAAGCAGTAGCAGAGTGTCTCATCAACTCAGCCGTGTTTGGCGTGGGTATTGGTGAGCTTGTTATTGAAGAAATGAAGGAGATGGTTCCGGCTACACAGCCCATCATGGGTGGTGACTTGCAGGCAGTGGGAGTCAATATCACAGAGCGTGTCAAGGTTAAACTCAAGCCTGTGATGCCTCAGAACTTCCTGATTGACCCTGTGGCTACAAGTATTGAAGAAGCTATGGGTGTAGCTATAGACGAGTTCGTGAGCCTACACCAAGTAGAACTGTTGCAGGAACAGGGTGTGTACAGAGACGTTCACGTAGGTACTGCTCCTCCTGACTCTGAGTTAGAGCCTGACCAAGACATCACGGTCTACAGTGACGACAAAGTACGTCTTACGAAGTACTACGGTCTAGTCCCTAGAGAGCTACTAGAGAATGCTACAACGGACGAAGACGAAGAAGAAGTAGAGCTTATAGAGTCTAAATCTAAGTCTAAGTACGTAGAAGCGGTAGTAGTGATTGCCAATGGTGGAGTCCTGTTGAAAGCAGAGGCTAACCCTTACATGATGCAGGACAGACCTGTAGTAGCTTTCCCTTGGGACGTAGTGCCCGGAAGGTTCTGGGGTCGTGGCGTATGTGAAAAAGGTTACAACTCCCAGAAAGCACTTGACACTGAGTTACGCGCCAGGATTGACGCTCTAAGCCTCACGATACACCCTATGCTTGCTGTAGACGCTACTAGGTTACCACGTGGTGCTAAACCGGAAGTACGTCCGGGTAAGATGATACTGACCAATGGAGACCCACGTGAAGTTCTACAACCGTTTAACTTTGGCCAAGTTGGGCAGATTACCTTTTCTCAGGCAGCTGCTTTACAGCAGATGGTACAACAAGCTACTGGTGCTGTGGACTCAGCAGGTATTGCGGGTTCAGTCAATGGAGAAGCGACGGCTGCTGGTATTAGTATGTCTCTTGGCGCTATCATTAAGCGTCATAAGCGTACACTTATTAACTTCCAACAGTCCTTCCTAATACCTTTTGTCAAGAAGGCAGCCTACCGTTACATGCAGTTTGACCCTGAGAGTTACCCAGTGGCTGACTACAAGTTTAACGCTACGAGCAGCCTAGGCATCATCGCTAGGGAATACGAAGTCACACAGCTAGTACAACTACTACAGACTATGGAGAAGGACTCTCCGTTGTACAATACGCTAATACAGTCCATCATAGACAACATGAACTTGTCTAACCGTGAAGAACTTATTGCAGCAATGCAGCAAGCGTCGCAGCCTAACCCAGAAGCACAGCAGATGGCTCAGGTAGCACAACAGGCACAGCTTGAGTTCCAGCAGTCCCAGACAGCAGCTCTAGGCGCACAGGCTCAAGAGTCTTCCGCTAGGGCTACTAAGTTGGCTGCTGAAGCACAGGCTGTACCTATGGAACTGGAGATTGACCGTATTAACGCAATCACTAGAAACCTCCGTGACGGAGACCAAGAAGACAAAGAGTTTGAACGACGTATGCGCGTAGCAGACACTCTTCTCAAAGAACGACAAGTAAAAGGGAAAGAAAATGTTGACAGACAAAGAACTCCAAGGCCTGATGGCCCAAGTAGACAGGTTTCTCCAGCCCCGTTGGGAGGAGTTAGCAGGTTTGAAACGCCAACTAGAGGAGCTTAGTAATGCCAAAGAAGAAGGACCCAAGACTGGAAAGGGCCGGAGTAAGCGGGTTCAACAAGCCTAAGAGGACTCCTAGCCACCCTACTAAGTCACACGTAGTAGTGGCTAAAGAGGGAGACAAGATTAAAACCATACGTTTTGGACAACAGGGAGTCAGCGGTGCGGGTAAAGCCCCTAAGTCTGAGAAAGATAAAGCCAGACGCAAGTCATTTAAAGCACGTCATGGTGCAAATATTGCAAAAGGTAAGATGTCAGCAGCGTACTGGGCAAACAAGGAGAAGTGGTAGTGGCAGGTCTATATGACAATATCCATGCAAAGCGTAAGCGTATTGCAGCAGGTAGTAAAGAGAAGATGCGTAAGGCAGGTTCCAAAGGCGCACCTACCGCAAAAGCTTTCAAACAAGCAGCTAAACCAACCAAGAAGAGGAAAAAGTAATGCCTAAAGTAGGAGGAGTGAAGTACCCATACACCAAAGAAGGTAAAACAGCGGCTAAGAAAGCAGCAGCTAAAAAGAAGAAGAAGAAACCCATGAAAAAGGGCTACTAAATAATACTTGACTTTTAACTAAAAACATGCTATACTATAACTATAGTACAAACAAAGGAAAACTATGAAGCCTGAGCTTGAAACTTACTTCAACAACTACAACGAACTCTTCAATTCTGAAGGTTTTAAACAACTCGTTCAAGAGCTTTCCTCCAATGCAGTATCTTTAGCTGACATACAGACAGTTAAGGACACTGAAGACTTCTACTTTAGAAAGGGCCAAGTTGCCGCTTTAGCTTCTGTGATTAATCTGGAGAATACTATATCAGTAGCCAGAGAACAAGCAGAAGAGGAAGAAGAAGTAGATGATTAAAGTATACGACTTTCGTTGTGACAACGGACACGTATATGAGAAATTTGTAGACTCTAGTACCTCAGTCAGTAGGTGCGAGTGTGGTGCTAGTGCTACAAAAATGCTGTCTGCCCCGGCTTTTATACTTGATGGACACACTGGGGACTTCCCCGGTAGACACATGAAGTGGGTAAAAGAACACGAACAAGCAGGTAGAAAACCCTAGTCTCCATAATGACAAAGTTCACGGAGTTTGATTATGTCTAAAGCGACAATGGTTGACATGCAACCTGAAGAGGAAATTGCAGAAGAAACCATAGAAAACGAAGTACAAGAGATTCAACACATAGAACAAGAAGAAGTAGTTGAGCAACCTCAATCAGAACCTACAGTACCGGAGAAGTACCAAGGTAAGTCTCTGGGAGAAGTGGTACAGATGCACCAAGAGGCTGAGAAGCTTTTAGGTCGTCAGTCCTCTGAAGTAGGAGAACTTCGTAAGGTAGTGGACGATTACATTTCAACGCAATCACCACAACCAGCACCTCAACAGTACGTTGAGCCTGAAGACGATATAGACTACTTTACAGACCCTCAAGCAGCCGTTAATCGTGCTATTGATAATCATCCTAAAATCAGAGAAGCTCAAGAGTACTCTGCTCAGTACAAAAAACAATCATCTCTGGCAACGCTTACTAATAAGCATCCAGACATGCAGGGCATCCTTAAGGACCCTAAGTTTGCTGAGTGGATACAAGCTTCAAAGGTTAGGACAAAGTTGTTTGTAGAAGCTGACCAACAATATGACGCGGAAGCTGCTGACGAACTGTTTTCACTCTGGAAGGAGCGTAAGACAGTGGCACAGCAGACAGTGAAGGTTGAAAAACAAGCACGTAAGCAGCAGATTAAGGCAGCTAATACAGGCAATGCACGAGGCAGTGCTGAAGGGAGTCGTAAGAAAGTGTATCGTAGGGCCGACATCATTAAACTAATGAAAACAGACCCTGAGCGTTACCAAGCTTTATCTGAGGAGATTTTAAGAGCTTATAGCGAGGGTCGAGTCAAATAATCTAAAGGAGATTAAGACTTATGGCTACTGCTACATATCCCGGTGCAGGGGGTAATACTGCAAAGACTGAAGCGGCTACGTTTATTCCAGAAATTTGGAGTGACGAGATTATCGCTGCTTACCAGAAGAACCTGAAGATGGCTCCACTTGTCAAGAAGCTCGCTATGAGTGGCAAGAAAGGTGACAAGCTTCACATCCCTAAGCCAGTACGTGGAGACGCAAATGCTAAGGCTGCTGATACTGCAGTTACTATCATTGCTAACACTGAAGGCGAACTGACTGTTGACATCGATAGACACTTTGAGTACTCAAGACTCATTGAAGACATCGTAGAAGTACAAGCTCTAAACAGCTTGCGACAGTTCTACACTGAAGACGCTGGCTACGCTCTGGCTACTAAAATCGACTCTGACCTCCACTCTTGTGGTACTGGTTTTGGCGACGGTGGTTCCATTGTGTTTGCTGCTTCTGTAGCTCCTACAGACTACCAGCACACTGGTTGTTTCATGAACACCAATAACACTACAACTCAGTACACTGACGACACTATTGACGGTGTTGCCGGAGATGAGTTTACTGACCGCTTTTTCCGTGATATGATTCAAAAGCTGGACGACAATAACGTACCGATGGAAAGTCGTGTACTTATTATCCCACCCGCTACTCGAAACGCCATCATGGGCATTGACCGTTACGTGTCTTCTGACTTCGTAGGCGGCCAAGCAGTTCAGTCTGGTCTTATTGGTAACTTGTACGGAGTAGACGTTTACGTTTCTGCTAACTGTGCAACTATCGAAACTGCGGCTGAAAACAGCGCAGCTTCTGTAGACACTCGTGCAGCACTTCTGT